CTACAAAATGACATATCCTGAATGGGCTCCTTTTGAAAAAAGAGAAGGAAGACCTATACATAATGACAGAGGACCTGACGTTATGGGCAAAGTAAAACAAAATGATCGTAACAAAGATATGTTGGACAATGGTAATGAAATTATTAAGACAGCAAATTACTTTGTTATCATTAATGGAGAAAGACCTGAGAAGGCTTTACTTACCATGAAATCTACTGGATTAAAAACAAGTAGACAATGGAATTCATTAATGGAAGATGAATTTGAAAATGATCCTAAAACAGGAAAAGCTGTACCAGCTCCAATGTTTTCTAGAGTTTATAAATTAAATTCTGTTGAACAAACTGGTAGTTTTACTTGGCATACATATAATGTAAATCTACTTAAAAAAGTAGACAATGCCGGACTTTACCAAATGGCTAGGGATTTTCATAACTCTATAAAAGGCAGTCAGCAGAAACCTGCTGAAACCGCTCAAGAGGAATCTAACTACTAATTCTTTCGTAAGAAAGATAGGGACGGTAAAGGGAGACTGGAACCGTCCCGACCCGGGATCTATATGTTTGATGAGTTTATAAAATTATTTACAGGTTACCAAGGTGATTTTGGTATTGCCGACATGTCTTCGGCTCAATTAGACACAGAAAAAAATAAACTTAAACCTAATTATGAATGGGCAGGAAGACCCATAACACAAGGTGATTATAAAGATCACATAGAAGGCAAAATATCTATAGGAATACAACCTTGTAGATTAGATAAAACAGTACAGTTTGGTTGTATAGACATAGACTCAAAAGATTATTCTAATTTTAATGTAGAACATTATCTTGCTTTGTTTCAACAATTTAAATTACCTCTAATACCTATTCTATCTAAAAGTGGAGGTTTGCATTGTTATTTGTTTTCAGAAGAACCAATACCTGCTGTAGATTTAATCTCGGCATTAAAATCTTTTTTACTGCCTTTAGGATTAGATCCCGAGACAGAAATTTTTCCAAAACAGAAAGAATTAAAGGAAGATGACAAAGGCCAAATAAAACCAGGTAACTTTATAAATTTACCATATTATAATAATGGCAATACAAAAAGATATGCAATTGATAAAGATAATAATTCATTAAGTCTAGAAAAATTTATAGAATTTGCTAACGAAAACAAAATTAATAAATCTGATTTAGATAGACTTGTTGATGAAACTTATAAAAATATATTACTTGGAACTAATAAAGAATTTGAAGATGGACCACCGTGTCTAGCACTATGTACAAAAAGAAAATTAGATGATGGTAGAGATAGATTTATGTATAATTATATGGTCTTTGCTAAAAAGAAATATAAAGATAAATGGCCTGATCAAGTTTCAAATGCAAACTATAATTATTTAGAAGACCCTTGGGATAAAACAAAATTAGATTCTAAGATAGCTGCCTGGAAAAAAGATACAGCTGGTCATACATGTTATGAAGATCCAATACACAGTAAATGTATGCGTAGTCTATGTTACTCTAGACCTTTTGGAGTAAAATCAGATAGCATTACAATGTTTCCTGAAATATCAGACTTTCAAATTATAATGTATGCAGAACCAGAATATCATTTTAATGTAGAATTACCTGATGGAACTAAAGCAGGTGTAGTTGCAACTCATAGAAGATTTATTACAAAACAAACAGAACTATTAGATTTAATTTGGGAACAAACAGGTATCTATCACGAGCCACTAAAACCAAAAGACTTCAGAGCAAAACTAACTGAACTTAGAAAAAATTCTACTAAGATAACACCTCCTGCAGGAACACAAATAGAAGATAGATTAAGAGAAGAATTATATCAATATTGTGTTAATGGACCAAGAGCTAAGAAAAGAATACAAATTAATAGTGGTTCTTGTTTAACAGAGGAAGGTCATCATTTCTTTAGATTTAATTCTTTTATAGACCATTTAGGATCTAGTTGGAAAATACCAGAAGAACGAATAGCACAAAAACTAAAAGAAAAATGTGGTGTAGAGTTTAGTCATTCATTTAATGTAGATGGTAAAACAGTAAAAGTTTGTAGAGTAAAACAATTACACATGGATAAAATAGAATACAAACCTGTAGAGAGAACAGAAAGTAATTATTAATGAGATATAAAGTAGTAGGACCACCAGGCACAGGTAAAACAAGAAGGTTATTAAATGAAGTACAAAAATATGTAGATAAAGGTGTGCCTCTTGATCGTATTGGCTATTTTGCTTTTACTAGAAAAGCTGCTGGAGAAGCAAGAGACAGGTATCTAGCAAAGAATGAAGACCTAACTAAAAAAGATATAGAATATTTTCAAACTCTTCACTCATTAGCATTTAATCAATTAGGTTTAAAAGAAGAAAACGTTATGCAAGATGAAAACTACAAATCTATAGGTGACACTTGTGGTATTCAAATTAAATATGCATCATACGAAACTAATAATTGGAATGGAATCTTTACATCAGATAGTGAATATTTAAGTTTAATTAATTTAGCTAGAGTAAAACAAATAGAAACACTAGATCAATTAGATTTAAATGAACATTTATCTAAAATAGAAAGAGATAAACTTGATGCAATAGACAAAGAAATTATTAATTACAAACACATATACGGTTTAATTGATTTTAATGACATGATACAAAAGTTTTTAGATAAAGGTAAGACTCCAGAGTTTAGTGTTATATTTGTAGATGAAGCACAAGATTTATCTTTAATACAATGGTCTATGATTAAGAAAATAGAAGAAGATACAAAGTGTGATGTATGGATTGCAGGAGATGATGATCAAGCTATATTTGGTTGGGCTGGCGCAGATGTAGATTCTTTTATAAATTGGGAAGCAAAAGAAATACCATTAAAATATTCAAAAAGAGTGCCAAGTAGTATACAAAAAATTGCATTAGATGTCATTAATAGAGTGCAAGATAATAGACTTGACAAAGAATATTTTCCTAAAGAAGAACTTGGAAGTATTTTTGAAATATATAAATTATCTGACATTGATATGTCTAAAGATGACTGGTTAATTTTAACTAGAACTAAATCATTATTAAAACCAATACCAACTTATTTAAAAAAGAAAGGTTTATTTTTTGAATCTGCACAGGGAAATAGTATTGGAAAAAGTTTATACGAAGATATACAATACTGGTCGCAATTACAAAAAAAAGTTGTTCTTCCAGACATACAATTACAAAGAATTAAAGAAAGAATAAAAGGACCAATGAATCTTTCATTAAAATGGTATGATGCATTTAATAATGTATCTGATAGTCAAATAACTTATATGAAGTTATTATTACTTAATAATGAAGATCCAACGAAAGACGCAAGAATAAAAGTATCAACAATACATGGAGCAAAAGGTGGTGAAGCAACTAATGTTGTTTTACTTTTAAATGAAACCGCAAATACAATTAAAGGAGCAAAAAAATCTATACAAAAACAAGATGAAGAATATCGTGTTTGGTATGTAGGTTTAACAAGAACTATGAAAAATTTATATTTAATAAAATGTCCAAACAAATCAAAGGAGTTTAAAATATGAGTGCATATAAAAAACAAGTTGGTGGATCTCACTACAAAGATATGAAAATTCAAGCAAGTCAATTTATAAATGAGAATCGTTTGCCATTTGCAGAGGGATCAGCTATAAAGTACATATGCAGACATGCACTGAAAGGAAAAGAACAAGACATAGATAAAGCTATACATTATTTAGAAATGATAAAGGAAAGGGACTATAAGTAATGAAACCATTTATTTTTAAAGCACAAACAGAGTGGGTTAAGCCAACAGAATTTCCTGATTTAAGATTTTGTGATGAGATTGCAATTGATTTAGAAACACACGATCCAGAATTAAAAACTATGGGATCGGGTTCTGTAGTTGGAAAAGGTAAGATTGTAGGAATTGCAATAGCTACAGAAGGTTATTCAGGATACTTTCCTTTTGATCATGAAGGCGGTGGTAATCTTGAAAAAAGTAAAGTAATTCAATGGTTTACAGACGTTTGTAAATCTGATGCTATAAAAATATTTCACAATGCAATGTATGATATTTCATGGATTAGATCTATGGGTATAAAAGTTAATGGAAGAATTGTTGACACTATGATTGCAGCATCTTTAGTTAATGAAAATAGATTTAGATTTGATCTTGGATCATTAGGTTGGGATTATTGTGGCCAAGGTAAAAACGAAACAGAATTAAATCAAATAGCAAAAGAATGGGGATTAGATCCTAAAGCTGACATGTGGAAGTTACCAGCAATGTATGTTGGTAATTATGCTGAACGTGATGCAGAGTTAACATTTGCATTATGGAAAGTTATGCAAAAAGAAATATTGGATCAAGATTTAGAATCTATATTTAATTTAGAGACTGATCTTTTTCCTTGTTTGGTTGATATGCGATTTCTTGGGGTGAGAGTGGACGTTCAAAAAGCTCATACAATAAAGAAACAATTAGCGCAACAAGAAGAAAACTTACTCCAAAAAGTAAAAAAAGAAACAGGAATAGAAACTCAAATATGGGCTGCAAGATCAATTGCCAAAGTTTTTGACAAACTTGGTTTGGAATACGAACGAACAGCAAAAACACAAGCGCCTTCATTTACTAAAAATTTTCTTTCTATTCATGAACATCCTTTAGTACAATGTATATCAAAAGCTAGAGAGATTAACAAGGCACATACTACATTTATAGATACAATTATTAAACATGAACATAAGGGTAGAATACATGCTGATATAAATCAAATTAGATCAGATACTGGTGGAACAGTGACCGGAAGGTTTTCTTATTCTAATCCTAACTTGCAACAAATTCCTGCTCGCAACAAAGATTTAGGACCGATGATTAGATCCCTATTCATTCCTGAGTCTGGTTGCGATTGGGGATGCTTTGATTATAGTCAACAAGAACCAAGACTAGTAGTGCATTACGCATCCCTTGATCAAGACACAAGTGTCTTTAATGTTAAAGATGCTTATAACTCTGGAGACGCAGACTTTCACACCATCGTTGCTAAGATGGCAGACATACCAAGAGATGCAGCTAAAACAATTAATCTAGGTTTATTTTATGGTATGGGTAAAGCTAAACTACAAGCAGAGTTAGGTGTATCAAAAGATAAAGCAGAAGAATTATTTTCTATTTATCACGAAAGAGTTCCATTTGTTAAATCTCTTACACGATCTGTATCTAACAGAGCACAGCAACGGGGACAAATAAGAACTTTACTTGGTAGACTTTGTCGTTTTCATTTATGGGAACCAAATAGTTTTGGTATGCATAAAGCATTACCTTTTGATCAAGCTGTCCAGGAACATGGGCCAGGTATCAAGCGTGCTTATACTTATAAAGCTTTGAATAAATTAATTCAAGGATCAGCTGCAGATATGACTAAGAAAGCAATGTTGGAATTACATAAAGAGGGCATCACACCGCATATACAAGTGCATGATGAACTTGATATATCAGTTATAAATCCCTTGGAAGCTGCAAAAATAAAAGATATAATGGAATCCGCAGTTGATCTAGAGATACCAAACAAAGTAGATTACGAGTCTGGTAAAAACTGGGGAGAAATAAAATAATGAGGAATACATATGGCTTACTTAAATGCAAACATACCACCAATCTACGCACAAATAAAAAGGGAATATTTATATGATCTTAAAAAACATCATGGAGAAGTTGAAGACTGTATTATCTTCGGCATTAGCTCTGTTAGCGGAATGGCTATATTATGGCACGCGATTATGGAAAATGGTGCTATCTTTTATCGTTTACCAATTTCGGCTTTTATTCAACGTGGTTTTCAACCGGAGTCTGTTCCATCCCGTAGACTTGATGAACTGGAACTTTGGAATAGTTTTTCTTATTACCCTGCTGTTACTTTTTGGGATATTTTAAGTAGCGCAGCAGGCAAGTATATTGGCAAAGATAAAAAATGGCATCATGGTAATTATCTATTTACCATTGACTTTGCACACCCAGAGAGTAATATACTAGATACCGAACATTCGGAAATACCGCACGAGCATAAGTGCGCTCACATTATTGCCTTAGATGATGGTAATTTTGCAGCACAACCTAACAACAGAATAATTTGGGATCTACCTGCTTTTACAGTAAGAGATGAAATTCCTGATTGGAAAGTGCAAACTAACGAGTGGAATGTAGAAGACACTGGTGAATGGAAAACTTCAGACACTGATGATTTTTTCTACGAAATTGAGGAGAAAAAATGAAAACGTTTTGCTTTGAATGCAAACACGATTGTCATTGTGGTCGTAAATGCGATTACTGTAGTTGTTACATATGTAATAATATTGTAATAAAAACATATGAAGATTATATGGGAGGAAACATGATTAAAAAATGGATTGTAAGACCAATTAGAAAAGTTTGGGATTGGTTAACAAATATTGTTAAAAGCTGGATCGGTTAATATGGATCAGTGTCAAAAATGTCATCACGATTGTCATTGTGTAATGGAATTACATTCAGATGAATATGGTATTTGCACTTGTGAACATTGTGAGTGCACTGTAAGAAATGATGATAAGACATATGAAAATGAGGTTAATGATAAATAATGGAGACAACCAAGATGAACTATTATTTTACAGGTATATTAATTATCTTAATGACTTTGTTAGCACTTTTTGGTGGACCAGCGCGTTCAGCAGAAACACAAACGAACGTTAGCGGTTCCAACACAAGTATTGAAGGTGGGTATGTAGGTGGAGCAACAACATATCAATCTGGATCATCTTCTAACACAACAACTAACTCCACATCTAATTCTAATATAAGATCAGCACCGCCAACATCATCAGCACCATCATATAACTCTATGACACAAGACGTTTGTGCAGTCGGTGGATCGTTAGGTGTTCAAACATTTGGACTTGGTATCAGTGGCGGAAAACATTTTATTGATAAAAATTGTGAACGATTAAAATTAGCAAGAATATTAAATGACTTTGGTATGCGTGTAGCAGCCGTGGCCATACTCTGCCAGGATGAGCGCGTATTTGAAAGCATGATATCAGCCGGAACCGTTTGCCCTATTGATGGTAAAATTGGAGCTGAAGCTATGGCATTGTGGTCTAAATATGGTCATGAAAGACCAGACTATAAAACTTATATTAAAC